GAAAGCATTACCACCAAATACATGTTCTAAAACTTTATCTTCTAAATAATCGCTAAATCCAGACATTTATATTCTCCTAATTGTTCTTCATATAATATATGTTTTTACCAGCTTTGCCATAAGTTTTTCTTCTTTGCATAAGAGATCCTTTGCCAAACTCTGCTTTTTCTTGTTGTAATCTTATTTCTTCTAAGGCTTTTTCAAACTGTGTTGTAAATAAAGGTATTCTTTCATCTTCCATTAAAAATACAGATGCGTGCTTTAAAGCACCATACAAATATGCGTCTGGATGATTTAGTGAAACAAAGTTTGTTGTGTTGCTATCACTCAAAGAATCTATTTTGCCATAGTATGTCAGTTGTAAAGTGTAGCTTGTATCTGGTGTTGGTGCTAATTCTAAACTTTTGTCAACTATTGCATAATAAATAGGTTGACCTGTAGAGTTATCATTTGATTTTCTATATACATCTAGTGATTCTATTGATTGTTGAAATAATGGTCTAAAATCATTTGATGTTATTTCTATATTTATTGCCTCTAACCAATCTCCTGGTAAAGTAAGATATTGCGAGTCAGCTGTTGCTGTTGCTCTTTTGACCATATCTTTTGTTCGTAACCTTCTATTTAGTTCGCCTTCAGTTGCGTCAATAAAAAAATCTAATTGACTGGTAAGGTCTGATCTGTTCAAAAAGTCGGCTATGTTTGTTTTTAATTCTGCGTATGTCATATTCTACCTTTCCAAGTTCTAAATGGTCTATTGTCAGGATCATTTAACCATTTTTTCAATGCTTTTTTATCATTGATTGATCCGTCCCTAACCATCTGTTGATATATTACCATAGGAATCTCTGCAACATGACGAAATTCTTTGCCTGGTTTATATTCAGACAAATTTTTTACATAATCTAGGGTGGGTTGTATGTTTTGTTTGGTATGACAAATCATCTTATCATCTTCAGTAGCAAAGATGTTTTCACTATTTTTAGAATAATCTAATACAGTTTTTGTTGCCATAATAAAGTGTGGGGGCATACACCCCCACATTACTAGCTATTAACCAGCGTCAGTTGATGAAACTTTAACATCAGCAATAATACCATGTGCTGCTTCATTCTTCATTTCAAGTCCGTATTCTACGACTATCATTTTAGTTTGAGCGTCACCGATTGTGCTTATGTCAATGGTTTCAAAATTTCTGAGGTATGCTACACCAGCAAATTCTGGATCTAACAGATGAACTGCTTGTTCTCTACTTCTGTTTGATGGCACAACTTGTAGTTCGCCAAAATCACCTGAGTAGATAGATACAGATGCTTCAATAGTGTTTGCATCCACAAACTGTCTAGCTTGTGATCTACCTGTGAAACCAGAAATAACAGATTTGTTATATGGTCCGCACATTAAGATTGATGGTTCAGCACCATTTGTAAAACATTGTTGCTGAACATCTTTAAGCATAGCTTCAGTTAAGTCTCTTCTAGTACCATTGGTTCTAGCAGCAGAAGCAGATCCGTTTGCGCCGTCAGATGCTTTGTTAACATTGGTTTGATACCAAGTTTCTAAAGATCTTGTTTGACGCGCAGCTGAAGCTGTACCTGTTACTTTAGCAATATTCTGTGTAAGAGCCTCTTCCATATCTCTTTTGAGGGCTTTTGCCATCAAAGCTAATTGGTGAGCCATTTCAGAATTTTTGCCAGCAGCATCAGATGCTTCTTGCGATCCTGTTACTGTTGCATCTCTTGAAGAGATCATACATACATTAGATTCTCTGACAGTAGCAGTAGAAGCTGATCTACTTAACTCAAAACCCTCTAACTGACCAGTTGAGGATGGAGTTGGTAGGCTTTCTGTTTGCCAGTCAAAGACCACATTACTTACATTACTTGTACCGACACTTGATAAAAAAGGTGTTTGCATTGGTGATATGTTATAGATTATATCACTTAGCTGTTCCCTATCAGCGGTAGCAGTATATGTATCAAAAGCGTTAGTTACTTTTGCCATTTTTTTACTCCTTAAAAATTATAATATTTTTTCAAATACTTTAGCCGCATCTGTAATTTTTCCAGACTTAGCCAACCTTTGTTTTGCTTTAGTCACAGGAGTTGCCGTTTTTGGTCGGTTTGTCGTACCAGGCCGTGCCACCTTTCTTGCTGGTGCTTTTTGTGTTGGTTTTTTCTTTGTGGCTGCAACTGTTTTAGAGTTAAGCCAAGCATTTCTCAAACCAAGTAAAGCACGATAATCATAAACCTGTTGTATATCTTGCGGTGTATATTCCAACACTTTAATAGCATACTCGCTTATAGCAGCTTTTTCTTTGGCAGCAACCTCTGGGTTTTGCCATTCAGGGATAAGTTCCAAAAGTCTTTGATTGCCGTATTCAACTTGTTTTTTAATAAGTTCTTGCTGTTTTTGGATTTCCTCTTCTTTGATTCTTTCCTGTTCAGCGTTTACTGCATTCAATTTTTCTTTTTTTTCATCCCAAAGTTGCTTTTCGCGAACATAACCAACAGGATCATCTTTATAAAGTGTGTCCCAGTCTGGCTCGTTTGCCATTTCGCCCTTTAATTGGGCTTCCATCTTCGGTAACAACTGCGAATAAATCGCATCCCTTTGCGCTACTTCTTTGGCTTGCTCTTCAACAGTTTTTCGTTGTTGAGAGAGTTCTTGTGTTTTGCGCGTATAATCTTGCTGACGAGAATAGCCATTGATAAGTTCTTCTTGCGTGACCTGCTGTTCTATCCCGTTTACATTAACTGTAAACATTTGAGGTTGCTCGATTTCCTCATCAATATTTGTTTGTTCTTCATCTAAATTTTCGTCCTCTTCTATAGATTCTTCTTCGACTTCTACATCTTCTTCAAGACTTTCAGTTTCTTCTTCCTCTATTTCAGGGACATCTTCGGTAGGTGTTTCCACCACCTCAACTTCTTCGTTTACTTGCTCTTCTTCCTTATCCTCTTCGGGGGTTAAAAAACTTTCAAACATAGCGGTAGTTGTTTCGCCTTCTGTTTTAAGTGCAGTCGGTTTTTCCGTTGTTGCCATATAAATACTCCTTTACTGTATTTATGAATATTTTAAACCAATATTCTACAAAAAGGGAATATTTATCCTATATTTCTAATTTTGTTGATGTGTGTTTTTGTGAGTTTACCTTTTTCTACCATAATGCGTAGATGCCTTTCTACTTCAGGTAACAATAGTAATGATCTGTGTAAATCTTCTCTGATTTGTGTATCTTTGATATCTCTGGTGTTTAACCAAATATTTGTATATTCGTTTTTTAAATTTTCAAGTGCTTCTTTAAAAACATCAGAATCTAGTATTGCTTCAGCTTGTGCAGCTTTTACAGCTTCTTCATGCGTTATGCTCATGCAAATAAACCCATTGGATCTTGACGCTCTATTGAAAATCTGCCACCAGTAGGTCCTTGTTGCAAATCAAAAAGACCTTGTTCAAGACTTGCCAATCTTTGGTCAAAAGGTGTCAAATCAGGCATCATTGGCATTGTTGGTATATCAATGTTTTGTATTGCTTGGTCAATATCTTTTTGTGTTACAAATTTTGAAACATCTGGTATTTCAGGCATATCTTGTCGTTCTATAGAGAATCTACCTCCAGTAGGTCCTTGCGATAACAAAGTGTCAATTTCGTCCCTTGATATAAATTTTGTCAAATCTGGTTGTTCTTGTGGTGGTATCAATGATGATATTTCATCACGCAAACCTTGTCGCAAAACATCTACATCTATTTGCGGTATAAAATTAAAACCGCCTAGAATATCTCTTGGCGGTGGAAAACGCATCTGATCTTGAAGTATTGTTATATTATCACCTCTGCCACCACCAATAATATTGGGTGGTAGTTGTGAATAATCAGGTGAAGTATCATCCATAATTATATCTTGTTGCACAGGGGGTGTTGCTAATGTTGTCACAGGTGCATTTAAATCCATTTGTGTAAAACCGCCTGGTTGTTCTGGTGAAAAACTTACGCCTGGTGCAATAACTTGTTCCATAGGCAATCCGCCAGCTATTGATCTTGCATAATTAAAACCGCTTGCAAAACTTGGATCTACAGTTGGTGTAACAACTGGTGGTCGATTTACTGGTGGTAAATTATCTTCTCTTATGTTTGGTCCTAAAATTCCTATAGACATATCTATATCGTACTCCAATCCTCTCCTGTAAACAATAGTGATTCTGCTTCTCTTCTTCTAATTAAACCTTGTAGCACCTTGCCACCAGCTTTGTTCCATCTTTTGATTTGTGCTGGTACGCCTTCATAATCTTTTGCATTTAAAACTTTTAATAAAGTTGAGGCTTTTAAATTTGCTGGTCCAAGGTTAAACACCCATGATACTAATGCGTCAAATTGATTTTGTTCCAAGTCAACTTCTACAAGATCATTTATATAACCTTCATATTCTTTCATTTCATGCGTAAGCAATTTGTCTGCATCTTCTTGGCTTATCAAATCGCCTTCTTTTACACCTTTAGTAGAACCATAACCTATAGTCCATACACCTGCTGCACATTTATAAGCCTCTAACTCACAACCTTCAAATTTTTTAATCAAGGCTAAACCTTCTTGTGAAATTTTCATATTACTCCCCCCAGACTTTTGTTTTTGTTCCGCCGTCATAGTCAACGGCAAGATTTTCTTTTTTAAGTAATTCAGCAACATTTCCTTGTTCGCAAAATATATCGCCTAATACTCTACCATATTTATCAGTACCATACGATTTTAATGTTATATCGCCAACTAACCATTGTTTTAGTTTGGATTTAGCAAGCAATCCAAGTTTTTTTTCTTTTGTTCTATGTGGCTGTCTTTTAGTGTTTATTCTTGATTCTGGTGTGTCTATACCTGCTATACGCACAGATTTATTGTGTAATTGTACGGAAAAACCAAGATCAATACTTTTAAGACGAACAGTATCGCCATCAATAACTTTTTCTAAAGTTACCTTATATACAAAAGCGTCTGGGTTTGTCATTTGTCGTCAGACGAGTGTGATGCACCAAAATAAAAAGATATGATTGCACTAGCCAAGCCACCTAAATAACCAAGAACTAAGTTTATAAGTGCCTCGCTGTTTTGTTCTGGTGGTTGTAGTGTTACTAAAAATATGTAGCCAAGAAAACCGCCTATAGTGAACAAACCTATAATTCTTGCAGTCCAATCTTTACTAAACATACCTCTTGCATGTTGTTTGTCTTGTGTTTCTAACTCAAATACTTTTACACCCAACTCTTCCATTTGTAGTTCAAATTCTTGCTCTGCTTTTTTAAGTTCTAGCATTTGTTCTGGCGTAGCATTTTGTATTGCTTGTTGTATAGATTTTTGGTCGTTTGGCACGCCTAAAACATCAGCAATTTTATTCATGGCCATACCGCCTAGTGGACCACCCATAGCCGATCCTATAGTTGGTGCGACCGCTCCTACAATATTTTTAATCAAATCTTTCATATTAAACCAACATTGATGTTACAACTGCTATAGACAAAGCGCCAAGAAAACCAAACACGCCAAAGGTTGCAGTTTTTATTGTTAAATTAATTCTAGTGATTTCTTCTTTGATGTCTGAAAATTCATTGAAAGCAGTTTTCCAACGCTCATGTGATATTGTTTCTAACTTTGTAAGCCTTTCTGCAACATCTTTGACTGTCATTTTTTTTACTGTCATCAGACTGAATATATTTTTAAATAATCTTTTTTACCTTTTACTTTTATAGGTTTTAGTGATTTTAACTCAAAATCACAATTTTTTGCAGTATTTTCACCAATCAGTATATCTTCGCCGACTTCTTTTGTTGCTGATTCAAGTCTTGCAGCTGTATTTACCGCATCACCAATAGCAGAATAATCAAACCTAGTATTTGATCCCATGTTGCCAATGACTGCTTGACCAGAGTTGACACCAATACCTATAGCAACTGGTTCTGGTAAAGTTTTTTGTAATCTATTTATAGCTGTTCTCATATCTTGTGCGCAAGCTATTGCTCTTTTTTCATGTTCATCAATGTCCAGCGGTGCATTGAATATTGCCATACAAGCATCACCTATAAATTTATCAACCATGCCACCATGCGCTTGTATGCAAGTTACCTGTTCTGTCAAAACTTTGTTCATTATGTCTGTAACTTTTTCTGGTGGTAATTTTTCAGATAGATTTGTAAAGCCTCTGACATCTGTAAATAAAAAAGTGCAGTATCTTTTTTCACCGCCAAGTTTC